TAAAGACATTACTCTAGTAAGTTCTTTATCATCCCTTATATTAGTAGATATATCACGTAAAGATTTAAAATCTTTTAATATAATTCTTCCATAATCACTTACAGCACTTAAACTTTGTACTGCATTATTTAATTCTTTTCCTACATAACCTATATTACTAGAATATTCATTAGCTTGATTACTAACTCCACTAATTCTATCTAATAATTCATCATTAAGGCTATTAAGGCTACCTAAATTACCTTTAGCTGCTTTTAATCTATTATTAAAATCTTTAGCAAAAGCTTCTCTATCAGCTTCTCCTATATTTAAAGTTTTGTATAATCTTGTAATTTCCTTAATAGAACGTTGTATTTGTTCTACTAATATCTGACTCTGGTCTTGAGCCCCTAGATTATTTTCATTGTTTACAGCCATAGTAAAATATTCTCCTATATAAATATTAAAAAAAGTAAGGTGATATTATATCACCTTACTCATTATTTGCTAATTCTTTGTACCAATCACTATTTACATCATCATCATTGGCATTTCCTTGTGCTGCTTGTTCTTGTTTTTTATGGATATCATTTATTTTATTAATATAATAACGTCTCATATAAACAGGTAAATTCCAAGCTTGTTCGAAACTAAATCCTCCCTGTCCCCAGTAGGCGAGGTCGAATACCTCGTCATAAATAACTGATTTATACCTGGAGGTCAGGCCAAAAGAAACCTACTCCGATGGGAATTTGGACGTTATTAACAACTGTACCGTCCTCTCCTTCGAAGTTAAACGTAAGATCTACATCAGGAGATATATCCTTAATGTAATTTCTTAACGCTCTTGAGTCTACTGCTAGTAATTGATTATCTACATATTCTCTAATGTAATTATTATCTGTATTGCCATCAATAGCAGTAATTGTATGTTTTAGGCGTGTAGTTAATTCTGCTTCACGCTTCATTTTTCTAAGATTTTTAAGTTCAAGTTGTATATTGTTTTCGTCTCTTTGAGTTAAAAGTTTAAAATTAACTTTAGCTTTAGAATGAGGCAATTCAAACTCAAAATCATTTATTCCTGGGGTCTTAACTAGATGTTCATCTAATTCTTTATCACTAACTAAAGATAAATCTACAACTACTTCTTCATCTTCATTAGTGTTTGGGTTATTATAATTAAACACATATTGTGGTCCATATCCATAAACACGTGCAGCCACTAATAATGCGTTTTTATCTCCAATTAAAATATCATTAAAACTAATAGGAGATACTACTAAGGCTTCAAGTAATTTGTCAATTACTGTACCTGATTTAATAAAACTTTGGTTTGTTAAGATATCTTCTTCTTTAGCGGTCATATACTTAATTTCAATAGTACCATCTTTAAGAGGAGAATCTTGTGGGTATAATAACCCTTTTGAAGGTAAACCTACCTTTTCTGTTTGTAACTGTTTTTCAGCCATATTAGTAACTTTTTTAAAATATTATCGCATATACATATATTAATAAATAAAAAGAAGCGCCCAAAGGCGCTTCTTCTTTATAAAATTTATACTAATATTAGTATTTTAAGATGCAATAATCCATTGCTAAGGTTAATCCAATTGTTTGGGCAGTATTGGCATTTGACCAATCACCATCTTGGAAATCAACTGACTTAATAAAAGCGCCTTTTAATTCCCACTTTTCAACAACATCACCTACAGGACCTAAAGATTTAAAATTAATATCTCTTTTATAGTAGTTTTGGTAACCATCTCTACCTGTTACAGCTTCATGGTGTAATCTAAACCAGTTCATTACAGATTGGGCACCTGATGGGTTAATAGGGTCATATAATTCACAAGTAACATCACCCCAAGTAACTCTACCCTTAACTTTTCTTTGTATGTTAATATGGTCTAAGACTACTTCTTCGAATGAAGGTTTAGGTCTATCTGCTTTTTTTACTAGGTAAGCAGGAACACCATCGATTTCAAAGTAAAATCTATTTTTGGTTTTAGGCTCATATCTTGTGTAGAACATGCCTATATTTCCAGCGTCGTTGTTTTGTAATATTGCCATCTTATTGGATTTTTATTTTGTTATTGTTATAATGTGGTTATACATATATTAATCTGTGAAAGAAGCACCAGTTGGTGTAATAATAAAGTCGAGTAGTATAAATTCAGCTGTTTTAGTAGGTTGAACAAATACTTGTCCTATCATTTTGTTTTCATCAATAACATCAGGAGTATTTAACTGTCCGTCCATTTTAACACGGAAAGCATAAAGACCTTGTGATTGAACTAAACCTTCAAGATAAGGTGTTACACTCTTTACAAACTTTTCACGAGTTGCATCTGTGTTTTGAGAAAATACTACGTTTTTAGCTAACGATCCTACAGCGTCTTTTACATCTAAGAGTAATCTACGAACATTTACTCTATCTAAAGCGCTAGATGCTTGTTGTAAGGTTTTCTGACCGAATACTACTATTCCTTGTCCTGGGAAAGTGGCTATTGGGTTAACTTTAGAAGTGTAAAGGTCATCTCTTAATGTCTTAGAAAGTTTCTTTTCAACTTTTGTAACATTAGTAATTCCTCCTCTAGTTAAACCAGCAGGAGCAAACCATGGAGCAGCTAAACTGTCGTTTTTAGAGTAAACACCTGGAATAACTACAGATGCGGGGCACCATACGTTTCTATTTAAAGCTACACTTTTTACTTGTGCCCAAGGCCAATAAGTAGCAGCATAACTACTGTCTAAGCTTTCGGCTTGTGTTTTAACTGTAGCTGTAAGGGCACCGTATTTAACTGTGTCTACTACGAATAAACTATCACCTCTGGATGTGGTATTAGCTATAATAGTATTAATGGTTGATGAATGGTCTTCTTGGTTTAATCCAGGAACTATTAATGTTTTAAATTTAAATTCTTCTTTGTTTTTAAGAATTGAAATAGCATCAGCAAAATCAGCTACTCCTAAACCTTGAATATTAGTTGAAGTAATATTAGAACTAAATAATGGGGTACCATTTGTTACATTATTACCGTTACCACCATCAAAAGTACCACTTTGGGCTGTAGGGAGGTAATTACTAAAAATAGTTCCATCACCATCTGTATTTACTCCTCCGTTTGATGTTAGGTATTGATATGTAGGTAAGTTTACAGCGCTTACTCTTACGTATTTAGAATTATTGGGGTATTCACCTTCTAAATTCACAGCTACATTATCACTATCTGAAGCGTCTTTTACAAATCTTTGATCGCCTACTTTTCTAGCTACGTAATTAGATGAAAGGGGATCTAAAGAACAATTAGTGAATTGTTCTAAGACAAGAGGAGCATTTGTGGTATCATCACCCCTTCTAATTGAAAGAGTAAAAGTACCACTAGTAGTATTAACATTACTTATTTCCCATCTAAAATTGTCTTTAGAACCTGAATGTAAGCCTCCTCCAGAGTATGCAGGACCTATGCTATTTAATAAATCACCTTTACCTATTGTTTCTAAAGTAAATGGTGAAGTACCTGTACCTCCTACGTTGGTAAGGGCACTACTACTAGCGTATGACCAAGAGTTATCAGCGTCATTTACTGTTCTTACTACAAGGGCACTACTACCTCCGTTATCAAAGTAGTTTTTAACTGCTAAACTTGTGAAATATTCATAAGCGTTAGAAGCTGAAGCTAAAGTAACACCGAATCTTTCTTTATAATCATTGTAATCTCTTACCTGTGTTGGTATTTCAATAGGACCTTTTACAGTGGGACCTATTATAGCCATCCCTGATGGATCGGTACCAGGTTGTGCAAAGCTTTTATCAGTTTCCTGTAAAAGTATGCCTGGTGATACTATTGTTTCTGTTGCCATTTTATTGTTATTTTATTTTATTAGTCTGTAAATTCAGTTCCTGTTGGTGTAATGATAAAGTCAAGTAATACGAATTCAGCTGTTTTAGTAGGCTGGATAAATATTTGTGCTACCATCTTATTTTCATCGATAATATCAGGAGTGTTTAATTGCCCATCTGCTTTAACTCTAAATGCATAAAGACCTTGTGATTGGACTAAACCTTCAAGATAAGGTGTTATGCTTTTTACAAATTTTTCACGAGTTGCGTCTGTGTTTTGGGAGAATACTACATTTCGTGTAAGTGTTCCTACGGCATCTTTTACATCTAAGAGTAATCTACGAACATTTACTCTATCTAAAGCGCTAGATGCTTGTTGTAAGGTTTTTTGACCGTAAACTACAATACCAGTACCTGGGAAAGTAGCTATAGGATTAACTTTAGAAGTGTAAAGGTCATCTCTTAATGTCTTAGAAAGTTTCTTTTCAACTTTAGTTACTAACTTACCAACTCTACCTCTAGTTAAACCAGCTGGGGCAAACCATGGGGCGGCTAAGCTATCATTTTTGGAATAAACACCTGGGATAACTACAGAAGCTGGACACCATACATTTCTATTAAGTTCAGTACTCTTTAATTGAGCCCAAGGCCAATAAGCAGAGGCATAATTAGTATCTAAACTTTCAGCTTGTGTTTTAACTGTAGATGTTAAGGCTCCGTAAGGGACTACATCTGTTACGAATAAGTTATCGCCTCTAAGTGTAGTGTTAGCTATAATAGTATTGAGAGTAGTTGAGTGATGCTCTTGGTTTAATCCAGGAACTATTAATGTTTTAAATTTAAATTCTTCTTTGTTTTTAAGAATTGAAATTGCTTTAGTATAATCAGCTGTTTTTAAACCTTGTATAGCACCGTGGTCATCACTTGTTGAAGATAAAGATCCATATTTAGCAGCTGCTCCTGATGGGATATTTAAGCCAGCACCATTTTCGAAAGTACCAGTTTGAGCTATAGGCAAAGAAGCAGAATATGAAATATTAACGTTATCTGTCCCTACTCCTCCATTTGGTGTTAAGTACTGGTATGTAGGTAAGTTTACAGCGCTTACTCTTACGTATTTAGAATTATTGGGGTATTCACCATCAATATTTACTACCCAATCTCCACTTTCTTGTGTAAGTGTAGTGGTTTGGTCACCTACTTTTCTAGCTATATAGTTGGATGAAAGAGGATCTAAAGAGCAGTTAGTAAATTGTTCTAAGACAAGAGGAGCATTTGTGGTGTCAAGTCCACTTCTAATTGAAAGGGTAAATGTTCCTGCTTTATTATTTATATTACTAATTTCCCATCTAAAATTATCTTTAGTACCATCAGGTAATCCTCCATTTGTAAATGTACTTCCTGCTACTACTCCTTCAAGTACTTCTTTAGCAGTAACGAATGAAGTTAATCCTGAGCCTACTGTGGTTGAAATGTCACCATTAACAGCATTGGCATAAGCGACAACACCATTAGTAGTGTTTGTAATAGAATTAGCAGTTGTATTAGAATCTATAACAAAACCAGCAGCTCCAAGTGATTCAGAAATAAGAATTGAGGCTGTTTCAGCAGTAACTGTACCTGCAGTTAATGGGATTTCATTTGCTCCACCTCCTGCTAGGTCAATTGTGTGATAGGTTCCTGCTTCTAAAGAAGCTGTTAATAATGGGTTATAATCAGATCCTGAGAATAAGAAATAATGATTAGCACCACCTGATACTACTAAAATATTGTCAGCAGCAGAGCCACTAAATTCTAATGAACTTGTGTTAAGATTAGTAGTACTAAAACTAAAAGTTAATTGGTCAATTCCTTTTGATCCTGCATGTGTATTATTTAAATCGCCTCCTTTACTTAACGTTTCTAAAGTAAAAGATTGAGAAGAAGCATAATTTGAAGCAGATAAATGGGTATTACTAGCTACAGCCCAAGTATCGGAAGCAGAAACAACTCTTACTATAAGAGCACTACTACCACCATTATCAAAATAATTTTTAACTGCTAAGTGGGTAAAATATTCATAAGCTTGTGATCCGGACTTTATAGTAGTACCAAATCTTTCTTTAAAATCGTTATAATCTCTTACCTGTGTTGGTACTTCAATAGGGCCCTTAGCAGTAGGTCCTATTATAGCCATTCCTGACGGATCACTACCAGGAACTACGAAGCTTTTATCAGTTTCCTGTAAAAGTATGCCTGGTGATACTATTGTTTCTGTTGCCATTTTTTATCAGTTTTGTTATTGTATACAATTATAGGGGGACCCTATTGGGGGTCCCCCATAAATATGATAAAAAATCCAAAACCAGAATTAGTCTTCTATAGGGGTAAACTCTCCTGTTTCTAGGTTAATACTTCCTACACCATAAGTTTTTGTAAGCGAAGATATAATATTTTCTTCTTGTTTTTTAACTTCTTCTATATTAGATTTTACTTGATTTTCTTTATTTTTTAAAGTTAATCCATCTAAATAGACTTGACCAGCTTGGTAAACTACAGTGTTATATAATTCTTGTAGTTTTTTAATTTCATTTAACTCTTCTTCAGTAAATTTTGTTATTTCAGCCATAACTTTTAATTTTTTATGTTTGTATATAAATATATGTTAATTTTAAAAACCCCAAATTATTTTTACAAGTTAGAAAAATACTGGTTGTAGACCTGAGGTATCGTCTAACGAGCTGTCTTGTCCAGACCAGCGAGAGTTACCTAAAATAGTTTGAAATGTATCATAATCATATGGGCCTTCTATATAGGTCAGTAAAGGTAAAAAATCTGGAACGTTTGGTTCGTCATACTGGAAATACAGCTCGGTGCCATCCTGCGAATATATTAACTCACTTGCATCTTTCTCTATTATCTGAGAATAATTTAAAATGCTTATATCACTAGCACTAATAACTATTGCACGTCTGTTTGGTAAATTATTCATGATAGGCCATATGTTGCTTTATCTGCGTCGTAATTATCCGACACTTCTTGTGCCGTTAAGGGTACATGGTACTTGCGGAATTGTCCTAAATATAAATGTTGAGGTTCACTACCGTTTGTTTGGTATGATCCAATAAGTAAAGTATTACGAATCCATGTAGTGCTGCTGATACTACTGGTACC